CCGGGTTGTCCGTCTTGACCTCGCTCGCCTTGAATACCTTGTAAGCCTTGCTGACCGTCCGCCCCTCTTGGTCCTGTCGGTCCTGTCAATCCTATCGGCCCACGTTCGCCAGCTTCACCCTTGTCTCCTTTCGGTCCGGGCGTTAAGGCAATATTTTGTAGTTCCTGTTTGGTTGCGAAGTTGCTCGTGTCGATTTCGGGCTTGTTCTCTAAAGCTGATACTCGGCGTTTTAAGGGCTCATCGTCATAGATGGTGTCTTTATCCGTCTTTTGTTCTAAAGCCTCAATTTTGCCCGAAATTTTCGAAATCTCGCCACGCAATGAACTGTCGTCATACGTTCCACCTTGCTCTTTGATTTTGTTGAAAAGCTCGTCCAATTCTTGTTTCGTTACGATGCTATCAACATCAACAATTCGCCCTGTTGTTCGTTCGATGAGTGGTGTTTCTTGAGCCTTATCAATTTCACTAACACGTACATTGAATAAGAATGAGTAAACATCCGTTGATTTCTCTACTTTTTCAAAATAGATATAGCCCACAACAGGTTCATCGGTAGTGATTAGTGAGCTATCGAATGGGATTGTAATGTTGTTGCCCTCGATTGTAGCTTCTATCGTCTTATAACGTTTTGTGTACTTGAAATAAAAGAGACAAAGAACTTTTGAAGCTGTTAGTTCATCGGTAGTGAACTTGAATGTTGCTGTTCCTTTGTCTTTGCTATAAATTTCATGATATAAATTCTCAACGACTCTATTGGATGATGTGATAGTCAAATATTTTTCGATTATTTTTTCCATACGCTCCCCCTTTCTTTAAATAAAAAGAGGACCCGCAATGAGCCCTCTGTGGATCCGTATTTTTAGCCTTCAATATTTTTCAATTCATTGAACCCATTCACGACAGATTCAATCAATACTTTCTTGGATTCGTCATCCAAGTTGATTCCAGCTTTTTCAAGCTCTTTCGTTACGTTATCAAAAGCCACTTGGAACTTGTCTTGACTTGCGTTTTGAACATCTCGGAAGATTTGTTCCACAGCGTTCACAACCGTGTGAGCGATTGATTTTGCAAGCTCGTAGTTCTTAGCATCTGTTTTGGCTTTCAATTCTGCCGCTTTAGTTTCGATGAATCCTTTCAAACCTGTGAATGCTAGTCCTACTAACACGACTAAAATGCTCACGATTCCATTGATGATTGTTGCTTGTAATTGTTCCATATTAAACATCCTCTCTTATTTGTATATTGATTTCTGTTTTTGATTTGATTGGCAATCTCAAGAAGATTTCATGTAAGTCATGGATTTCTCCATTCCCCCCAAGATTCACGTATGCTTTGTAAAGCTTGCCAATCTCTCGAGCTTCATCGACTGTTGTCCATCCACGTTCGATGGCTTTTGACATTGTGTCGTATAGTCTGAATCTCGCTGTGGTTCGAATACCTTCTCGGTTATCGTTTCCAATGCTCTCAACTTTCTGAACATCCATTCTCACATCTTGGATTTGTTCCGCCATCCCATCCAATCGATTCAAAATTTCATTTGTATGTTTCTTGGATTGGGTTGATATTCTAGTCGTAATCAAGCTCACAACACCGCCTATCGCAGCGATTACGACCGCATCTGAGAAGAATGGATTCATCGTTCCATGACCTCGATTGCTGTTGCCAGAGTGTTGATTTCTTGTTGTTTGGTGTTGAGGTCTCGACTCTTAAATTCGATTTTGTCTTGTAGATTTTGAGCTTGCTGCTCAAGTTTCGACTTGTCGATTGAGAATGTATAGATTTCTTCTTTTGCGACTTCAACTTCTCTCTCAAGTTGAGTCTTGCGTGTTTTTGCTTGTTCTAAATTCATAATTTTGCCCCCTTAGATTATAATTCCGTCTAAACATAACCAATCTCTTTGTACTTGGTTATCTTTAGCACAGTACAGCTTCCCTTCAGGAGATAGAATCAAATAGCAATCTTGATAATCTCCCGTAATTGCTCGAATATAGAATTTCTTTTTCGGGTTATATTCTTTAGGAAGCGTAAAAATCGTTCCACCACGATTGATATATGTTCCACCGTGACAACTACCCCTCAAATAGATTCTACCCTCTGAATCTCTACGATATTGAACATTCGTGTCGTTCCCACCATAATGCTTCCATCCATTCGTAAGAGGAGCATCATGCCATTCACCAAAGAGTGGTACATTGCTCGGAGTGAACTGAACCCATGGATGCCATCCTGTGACAGGCGTTTTTCGTCTCATATAGATGACATTTGCATCGTATGGCGTATATGTTTGCATCACATAATTCTCATCACTTGGATGTGTGTTCACTTGGATATATCCATATAGTTGAGAACCCGTTAAATTTGAAGGGAGGTCACTCATCCCGTGTGAATAGAACATCCCAGTCTTCATCAAATCATTTGCGGATCCTGTCATTTTTATGGACTTACCATCGATTTGTGTTAGCCTTCCGACTTGCACAAGTTCATTGTGTGAGTAGATGTCACCCTTCGCATCGATTGAGCCTCGTTCCCACACTTTTCCGAATCCTGTTCCCTTTGGAGTCCTACATTGAACTACCTCTTCGGGTCCAACGATTGGAGCGGTGAATGTGAAGCTTGCATAAGCATCTGAGATTGTGCCTTCTACAATCCAAGCCTTATCAGCAGCGAATGTCCCAAACAAGTCCGAATTCGAATTTGTGAGTGAGCTGATGACTTTCGAATCAACTCCACCTCCTGCGTTATCCGTGAAGAATCCGTCATACGCTGGTTTTACTTTGAATTTCAAACGCATTGGATTCTTCTGAACTCCATCGACCATGAGCGGTGCGATTTTAGCTGTTCTTCGGACGACAATCGTTTGTTGGTCTCCACCACCCCTTCCAGCTTCGAATGAGAGCATTGGAGCGAAGTATTGAAGCACCTTGATTGGTACGGTCACAACATTGGACTTGAGCCCACGACTATCGATGACATACGCTTCGACATTGTAATCTCCATAGTTTTTGAAGAATTGGAATGTGCCACCATTCGATGTGATTGCCATTTTTTGACCCACGACCTCAGCGTGGAATGTCTTGATTGTGGATCCGTAAGTGCCCTCCATCCCTTTGAACGTTCCGACCATCTCTGAGAACGTTTGGACGAATGTATTCTTGCCCACGATGTCTTTGGTTGCTTTGGCTTTGTCAACAAGCTCGATGGTCTCGAGTCTCGGTTGTGTTCCACTAGGGAGCCCGATATACCATCCAATGCTATATTCATCAATTCCGATTTGTTTGTCACCATCGAATGTCCGTACACAAATATCAAACGTGCTCGATGCCACATTCACATTCTTTCGTGCATTCTCGGGTGATGGTGTGAATTTGACTGTCGTTCCAAGTCCTGTCCCTAAATCGTACCAATCAGAGCCCCATACCTTATACCAGACTTGATGCGTGAAGGATTCGACCTTTCTGTCGAGCGTGACTGTGAGCTCTTGTCCAAGCTCTCTCGTTCCAGATACGGATGCGACCTTCGACATTCTTGGAATCTTAGCGAACGTTTGTGTGAAGCTCGTGTCGATTGAGCCCAAATACCATCCACCATAATTGATGCCACCCCTAGAGCCCGACCACAAGAGAATCTTGCGTGTCGCTTGCCCATCTTCATCGTGCGTGAATGTGAAGTCCACACTTCCAAGAGAACGCTCTGAGCCCTTAATGAAGAGGTGCTCAATTTTTAAGTACTTGTTTTGCCCTGCTAGTTGCACTCCCATGTATGCCCCGTAGGTTGGGTCAAATTGGATTTCATATCCACCGGGGTCATTCCCGATGTACAAGCTTACCCGTGCGGTCGTAGTATTCGCCACACGGTCTTGGGAGAGTGTGCTCACTTCATATCGAATATAAGTGTGCCAGTTCCCATCGAAATATTGAATTCCCATCTTTTACCTCCTTCCTACGGACCAACGTATCGGATCACATTAAATTTTGGGTTTACATTGTATTGAGATTCTACATAGTAGCCAATTTGAATCGATTTCGTGAACACCCCATTGTCGATGTGAATCACACCTTGAGAGATGCTCATGACCTCTCGACCACCAGACATCATCGAGATTCGATTGTCAGACACAAGAATCGAGCTATCCCCTTGAGGATTCCCAATCGAGAGCCCTTCATTTCCGAATTTCATGTTGCGGTCGATTGCGTTCCAAATAGCTGTCATAGAGCCTAAGTCGTTTTGAATTCCCACCATACGTTGAGAGAGCGACACGAGGTCATCTTGGGCTTGCTTTCTGTCTGATTCGCTCGATTTTACGAATGCTTCATACTTAGCCTTCCACTCCAAGACCGTCTCAAGAGTCGCTTTTGCCTTCATCTCTTGCATCATCACCAATTGTTGGTCTTGTAGATGCTTCAATTGGTCTTCTGTGATGAGCTTGTCAGCCTTCATCTCAAGCTTGGCTTCGACTTCTTTGATTGGTTTCTTGAAGTCTTCGACACTTGATACATCGAAATATATCTTTCCATCTCGAACTTCCATGATTGGCTTGCTGCCATTCGTGATTGAGATTCGATTCAAATCAAGTGAGCCCGCTGTGATTTGTCGTGCGTTGATTTCTAATGATTGAATCAAGCCAGCACTAATCTTCTTAGCAATCACTTCATCAGTTGTTATCGTCTCGATAATCTTGTTCAAATCAGCGGTGTCCACCTTACGAACCCATTGACCGTCCACACGTTCATACATGATGGCATATCCACCACTAGGCTTCATCCACTTGTCGCCCTCTTTTGGATTGATAGGCTCAGCCTCATCCAAATACAAGCGACCAATCTTGGTCGTAAGGCTCTCAATG